GCCGACCCAGACCTGCTGCGCCAGGGTGCGGTGAGCGAAGACGTTGCGCTCGAAGAACGCCTTCTCCATCTCGTTGGTCAGGACGTTCTGCGGCATCGTCTGATCGACGCCCAAGATCGAGCCGCTCGGGATCGCGTTGCCGACGATCCGGAGATCGACCGGGTCGGCGCGGTCGTTGCGCTGGCCCATGCGGTTGAGCTCGAGCTCGCGCGTCGAGAACTCGTAGCGACCGAAGGGGATCGAGACCTTGCCGCCCTTCGTGAGGCCGGCGACGGGCGCGTCGTCGCAGACGTTCTCCTTGTTCGAGCCCGTGTTCGTCTGAACGCCGGTGAGGATCTCGTAGACCGGGTCGGTGAAGACCGACGGCCGCGTCGGAATCTCGCCGAGGACGCCGGGGCGAACCCCGACGATCGTCTGGAAGATCTGCGGGTCGAGACCCGGGAAGGAGAGCAGGCCGCCGGGCCCGTGGGCGTAGCCGGCGGCGCCGGGAGCGCCCGGTGAGTCGTGGCGGAAGGCGGTGGGCCACCCGGAGGGGCCGACGGCCTTCTCGCCCGTGAGGGCTGCGGTCAGTTGACCCATCGCGGCGGCGACGGCCCGGGGGTCGAGAACTCCTGCGTTCGTCGGGGGCATGTGCGGACTCCTTCGTCCTGCGGTGCCCCCCTCTCCTAAGAGGCGCTCGTTCTACGTGGCATCGCCGCTAGGCGGGCATGCCCTCCGGTACCGGGGTGACGTTGGCGTTGAGGCCGGCGAGCGACCCGTCGTTATTCACGTAGGGCTTGAGGTAATCCGGGACGTCGCCCTCGAGCGACTTCTCGACCGTCGCCTTCACCTCGGCCGACGGTTCGTTGTTCGGGTCCTCCGACGCGGGCGCCCCCTTCGTCGGGTCGAAGCGCGGCCGGAAGGCGTCGGCGATCTTCTCGTCGTCGCCCTCCTTGAGGGCCGCGATCTGCTCGCCCTGCGCCTTCACGTCGGCACCGATCGTCTTCACCGTGTCGGCGATCGCCGCCATGCCCTGCGCGATCGGCGCGATCACCGCGTCGAGCCCGACCCTCACGGTCGTCGGGTCGGGCGTGGGGCCTCCTGCAGGGTCGCCCTCGGCCTTCTCCTTCGCCGGCGTAAGCGCGGCGAGAACGCGCGTCTCGATCTCCTTGTACTGGAGGCCCTTCTCGTCCGCCTCCTTCGCGAGCTCGGAGAGTCCCGACTCGACGGCGTCGGCCCACGCCGCGCCACCGACGGCGACGAGCTCGGCCTTCTTGTCCTCGTTCAGCATGGGAACCTCCTTGCCGGCGATGAAGCCGGTCGCCTCGTTCGCCGCCCGATCCCTCGGCAGGACCGAGACCTCGAACGAGCGATATCGATGATACACGCCGCCGTGAAAAGCGGCAGGGTCGAACCAGAATCCGTGGGATACGCCCAGGTCGTCGCGCTCGGCGAGCCCCTTCGCGACGTATTCCATCTGCGGGTAGAACGTGCCGGAGGCGATCATAAATCCCTCGGATGTGTGGTCGACGATGTCCGCGCGGCCGAGGCCGGAGCCGGGGACGTGGAAGACACGGAGCTCGGGCATCCGCTCGGCCTTGTCGGTGTCGACCCACCGGACGAACTCGTCGTGCGCCTCCTTGTGGAACGCCTCGCCCTCGCGGTCGACATATTCGTTCGAGTGAATCGTGAGCCACCGCTGACGCCCATCGCGGTCCTTGAAGACGACGAGCGATCCGGGGTCGCCCGCGTCCTTCGCCTTCCCGAGGCGTTCGAGCAGCGCCTTCTTGCGGTCGGCCGGCCCGGACGCTCGGGAGATCGCCGAACGGATACGCGACTTCACGCGACCCTTCGGCGATCCGAGTTGGACGGGGTTGCCGCGGAAACCGGTGGGCTGTAGCGCCGTGATCGCGTCGCCGATCCGCGCGAGGTCGAAGTTGCCCGAGCGACCGGTGACGAGCGGCAGCTTCCAGCCGCCGGGCTTAGTCGCATCGGGCACGTCGGCGAAGTCCGACGCCTTGAGTTCGACGCCGCGGTCGCGCTTCGTCGCGACCTTCTGGGCGAAGTCCTTCTGGTCATCGACGTAGGTGAACGAGAAGTTTTCGGCCTGGAACCAGAACGTCGCAGATGAGGGCTCGTCGAGCGCCTTCTCGTCCTCGTCGAGGTGCGAAGAGTTCTGGGCCTCGACGCGCCGGCCGAGCTCACCGGCAACGAGGGCGATATTGGTCGCCTTCTGCGCGAGCGTGAGCTCCGGGTCGTTACGGATGTTCGAGATGAGGCCATCGAAGGCGAAGGTCAGCGTGTCGACCTCGCCCTGTACCTCCACCGCCTGCTTCCACGCGTCGTAGTCGGCGAACGACTCGGCGCCGCCGAACGGCCCGACGCTCGTGACGGGGAAGGGCATGAAGTCGCCGTCGCCGTGCTTGGCGCCGACGGCCTTCGTCTCGGCGGGATCGAGGGCGGCGACTATCCTGAGTACGTCTGCGGTGGTCGGCTTCCGGAATACGACGGCGTCGGGGCCCGGGGCCGGCTGCGACGAGCCGCCGACGGCGACTCCGAGATCTGCGAGCGTCGTGCCGTCGCCGCCACCAAGCGCGGCGCGGAGCTCGGCCTCGGTCGGATCCGCAGACTGTTGCGGATCCTCCGCGGCTCGGGGGCCGTCGACGAGCGAGGGGACGGTCTGGACGGGCTGCTGGTCCTCGGGCACTTCGACCTCCTAGACCGCGGAGTTCGCCGCAGCGAACGCTCGCCCCTCGTCGCCCTCCCGGTCGAAGGTCGAGTTCCACACCGCGACCCACTGGCGTCGACGCTTCGCCGACAGCCGTTTGACGTGAGTCGGGAGGCTCGGGTCGCCCGGACCGGAGAACGGCATCGGAGGGAGTCTCACCCCCTTGCGTTGCCGGTGTCAAGGGATCAGAGGCCGACGAGTTCTCCGACGACGGCGATCTCCTCGGCCTTACTATAGCGACCTAGCGATGCTTACAGCCGCGCGAGTCCGGCGCGCGCGCGCGCGATGCGGTTCGACCGCCCCGTGCCGGCGATGATGCGGACGATGGCCCGTCGCGTCGGCGGCCACCGCTTGTTCACCGAGTCGTCGATCGAGGGCCACCCACGACGCCGCATGAACGCCGCCTGGCGCCGCCCTCGCGCCCCCGTCTTCGGCCCCCCGACGAAGACCGAGTAGAAAACGGGGTTCGACACCTCGACGAACGTCCCACGGCGATGGACTCTGAGCTGCCAGCCCCGACCGTAGCGTCCCGTCCGCCGACCACCGCGGCGGGGACCTTTTCGCGGGAAGCCGCGCGACCAGGGGCGCACGGCGGGGTAGATCGTCATGTCGCGGATCACCGCACCGGAGAAATTGACCGCGAGTTCGCGGTCGAGGTCGGTGACGAACGTCTCGACGTCGATGACGAGGCGCTTCGGAACGAGCGGGACGATCGTGAGCTTGACGGTCACGCATCGATGATACGACGAAGCCCCGGCGCGCGGCCGCCAGTCCAGAACGGCCGAGGTCCGGGGCAACGTGGTCCCGGCGGAAGCTTCCGCCGGAGCAGTGAGCCCGCTCCAACGCCGCCGAGGGCCCGACGATAGCACCGATCAGTGATCGACGGGTAGCAAAAACCCCGGCCACCGAGCCGGGGGTCCTGCTAGCGTTTCTGACGTATTTTTCAGCCTGCAGCGCTGCCGCCGTACCGAGCACTATTGCGAAGACCCGGCCACTTCGGAACGACGATGGGTCGCCGTTCGGCCCTCCCCTTTACGCCCATTGGGTTGCGGTTGCCCGCGCTCCGGACGCCCCTTCGAGAGAGCTCCCGTCCGTCGGCGCTTCGGTGCGGCCTTCCGGACGCCGTGACTCTACCACGGGGCGGAGATCGACGGGTTACGCCACCGCCGACGGCATCGTCACCGCGCGGCCGGCCGGGACGGGCCAGCAGCGACAGCGCGGGTGGGCGCGGACGAAGACACGGCTCATCGGGAAGGGCGACGCCTCCGACTCGGTCGCCAGATCCGCGCAGATCGGATCGACCGCCGGGTCGTTCGCCGTGCGCCAAATCCACGTCGGGAAGCCAGCCGCGCGGTACGTCGCCTGCGCGCCCTGGCCGAAGAGGTTCGTCACCTCCGACACGGCGATCAGGACGGCGCGCGTCTCGCCGAACAGCGGGGCGATCTCTCGAGCGACGAACTCCGCGCCGAGCCCGAGCTCGCGGGCCTCGGCGATCGCGGCGCGGAGCCGCTCGCGCGTCGTCTGCTCGATCTGCGCCCACCACTCGTCGGTGTAGTTGGCGATGAGGTCGTCGGCGATATCGTTGATCGCGTCGAGGTCGAGCGCGACGTCCTTCGTCGCGACGACGGGGTCGGCGTCGCCGCCGGCGATCGCGCCCTCGATGAAGAGGTCGCGGAAGAGCGGCCGGATCTTCGGCTTAATCTCCTCACCGAGCCGGACCCAGAACCCGGCGTCGTCGACGACCGGGGTGACGAGCTTAGGCGGGGGCACGATGTAGGCGCTTGCCCTCCGGTAAGTCGGGGTCGAGCGTACTCGGCTCCTCGAGCCAACAGAGATCGCAGCTCCGGATCGGGAGTAACGCGCCTTCGCTCCACTCGTGGACGCACTCGAACGTCTCTGAGTCTGGATGTTCGCACCGATCGTTTCGTATGGCGACGGCGGCGGTCATAATCCGAGCCGCGTCGACGCCGATCATGAAGAGCGGATCGTCCTCGAGCTTCTCGTAGCTCTCGTCGGGGTGTTCCCCTCGATAGAGCATGAGGTCGCCCTGAATCTTCCCGACCTCGATCGCGATCCTCCCGAAGTGGTGCTCGAGTTCCTTTACACGTAGCTCGGCGTCCATCAGTCGGCCTCCTTCGGCTTCTCGCAGATTAGGATCGGGTCGCCCGTCGTCGGGCACTCGGCCCACCATATCCACTCGAAGCCGTCCTCGTGGTCCTCGATCGGCCGGAAGAACGTTACGACGGAGAGCCCCTCGTGATCGTCCCCGCAGCGGGCACAGTTCCCGACCGTGAAGTCGGCCTGACGGTCGACGTCGCGACGGGTCTCGATATCCCGGTACTGATCGGCCATCGGCTTAGTCGTCATCGGCCACCGGCGGCGGCGTATCCAGCCTTGAACGACAATTCGGCCCACTCCCGTTCGGCTAGGGACATATAATTCCATTCGGCACCGCCGATCGTGGTTCGGCCGTATTCCTGCCACGCAGCCTCGATCGTTGTCGCCGTCCTATCCATCAGTCGCTCCCTTCGCGCAACTCGTCCTCGAGCCGGCCCCGCAGGCTGCGGCGCATCCGGTCGAGCGCCTCAACCTTCACGACGCCGGCGACCTCGGCCTCGAGGTCGAGCCGCTCGTCCTCCGGGCCGGCGCGGTCGGGGTCCTCCTCCTTCGCGCCGATCACGACGCGGAGGTCGTCGCGCTCGAGGTTGCGCTCCATCACCTCCCGCGCGCCCTCGGAGAGGATGTCCTCGGCGCTGTCGAGAACCTTCCCGACGAGACCCGAGACGGCGATCCGTTCCTCGGTGTTCATCACGTCGAGCCCGCGCATGTCGTCGGCCGCCGTGGTAAACGCCCGGTGGAGGCGGGAGATCAGGACGTCGCGGACCGTCGTCGTGCCCTCCTCCTTCGTCCCCGCGAGCAGCCGGTCGACGAGCGACTTCGTGCCGTCGCCCTCCTCGAGCGTCTCGTCCCCCTCCTTCGGCGCGTCGCGCCCCTCGTTCTCCGGGCGGCGCTTGTCGGTCGAGCGACGCGGCTCTGCCGTGAGGTCGCGCTGCTCCATCGCGTCGAAGAGCTCTTGAGGGATGAGCGTGTCGTCGACCGCGATCTGCCGCGCGCCCTCGACGTCGACGATGCCGGCCTCGGTGAGGACCTTGAGCGTCTCGGCCTGCGTCTTCCGCACCTCGGCGATCGCCTCGTCCGCCTCGACGTCGGTCTCGTCGAACTCGAACGTGACGTCGCGGGGGATCACGCCGTGGAAGTTGAGCTTCTGCTCGATCAGCTTCATCCAGAGCGCCGGGCCCTTGCCGCGCGACTTGAGGTGGAGGATCTCCGACTGCGCCGACGTCCCGAGGTTGCCGCCCGGGAGCGGCGCGAGCTCCTGGAAGTCGACGAGCAGCGAGAGCGCCATCGTCGTGAGGTACTGCTTGAACGCCTCCTCCGTCTTGAAGTTGTCCGGCAGAGAGGCGAGTTCGACCGTCACGACCGAGGGGGCGATCGTGGGGTTGAGCGACGTTACGATCGGGATCTGCCCGAACCGCTCGAGGCCAGAGGCGTCGTCGCGTCCGTTGATGAGCCGAAGCGCGGCCTCGATCCGGTCGGCCTCGACGCCGCCGACGATCTGGATCGCCCGCGTGTGCCGGCCGCCCGTCTTCTCGTCGAGGTAGATCTGGATGTTGCGGAAGATCTGCGCGGCGCGCATCACGCGGGTGAGCGCCGAGTACTGGAGCCCGTAGAGCTGCTCGTGCGGCGCCGGCATCTCGGCGATCGTGAAGACCTGGAACCACCGCATCTGGTGCCACTTCCCCTTGCGGTCGACGTAGACGACGGGCGTCTCGGGGTCGCCGGTATGGAAGCAGCGAGCGGCGTCGAGCGTCTGGATACCGATCGTCGGCGCCGCGGCGCTGTCGGCCGTCCGGATCATCTCGACGAACGCGCCCTTGTCCTGCGTGTAGAGGTCGGTCGAGAGCTTCGTGACGAAGTCGGTCCAGCCGGCGCCGCGGTTCGCGCTGTGCAGGAGATCGTAGGTGGCGTCGACCTGGAGGTCGGGCCCGTTGAGCGCCCAGTCGAACGCCGCGTTGCGAGCGATTACCGAGGAGAAGGCGGAGTTGAGGACCGACTCGGTCGGGTAGAAGAGGCGGAGCTGACGGTCGCGAATCGTCGGGTTGACGCCCCACCGGGTGATGCCGTCGGCCTGGGCTGCGGTGAAGAAGAGCGACGAGAGATCGCCCCCGACCGCACCGGGGACGGTCGTCGAGATCTCCGGTTGGATCACCGAGCGGCGGACGGACCGGCGGATCGCGTCGATCACGCCCGGGTCGGCGAGCGCCTTCGTATCGGTGGGGGTCAGGTCGTCGAGCGTGAGCGCGGGGGCGCCGCCGTTAGTCATCGCTCGTTACCTCCGGTCGCCCGGGCTCGCCGACGAAGAACGAGAGGAAGCGGAGGGGTTGAACTCCGCCGATATTCTCGACGCGATGATACTCGTTCGGCCCGACGTAGACGACCGAGCCCCACGGGGTATCGATCGACTTCTCGCCCACGATCATGCGGCCGTAGCCGCTGATGAAGTAGTACACCTCGTCGCGCTCGTGCTCGTGCCCTCGAGTCGACTGGCCGTGCCAGAGCAGCGTCTCGGAGACCGTGTAGGGGCCGACGACGGCGTCACGAATCGCGTACCGCTCGCTTCGGGCGACGCTAACCCAATCGCCGTAGGTCACCATCAGATAAGCCTCTCCGGTCGGTGGCACGCGTCTCCGCAGACGACGATGACCTTGTGGTGGTCGAGGCCGCCCGTACCGAGGACGGCGGGGCACTGCGCGTGCCGGCCCAGGAGGCACGAGTCGAGGACGCGTTCGATCAGCTCCGCGCCCATCAGCTCGGCTATCTCCGGCGCGGCGAACTCTACACGTAGGTCCTCGACCCGTGGTCCCATCAGACGAGCCTCCTCCGGTCGAATCGTTCGCGCCAGCGCCGGCGCGTCCTGCACGGCGAGCATGTCGTGGCCGTACTGCTCGGCGTGAGCGTACGCCGGTATTGGTGCGTCCGCGCCCTCACGCGACGTTCAGCTCGAGGATGCGCTTCACCCCCATCGACGAGGCCACCGCGCCGTCGACCTTCTGCTGCGGCGACGCCTTCACGATCCGCATCCGCGAGTCCTCGTCCGACTGGAGCTTCGCCCGGGCGTTCGAGATGTGCTCCCGGAGCTCGGGGTCGCCGTTGTGAGCGAGCGCCCCGCTCATCGCGAGCTTGTAGAGATCGGCGTCGGCGATCAGGCGCTCGGTCGTCTGCGGGAACTTGTCGACCCACGCGACCCCGTCCTTCGTGAAGCGGCCGGCCATCCCGTGTAGCTGGAACTCGTCGTATGTGATCTGCACGACGTTGAGCCCTGGCTGCCGGCGCCCCTCCTTACAGGCCGCGCACTCCTCGCCGTCGGGCGGCGCGGACATCGTCTCGCGGCCGCGGTTCGCGTGCCCCTCGTGGCACCCGCCCCAGCAGACCATCCGTACCCACTGCTCGATCAGGTCGTGATCGATCACGCCAGTCACCGGGTCGGGTCTCCAGATCCGGACGGCCCGGATCGCCGGGTCCGCCTTCGTGCGGTTGCAGGCGCGCCCCTCGGCGTCCTCGTGGTCGGGGTGACGGGTGACGATCGCGACGGCGAACGAGTCGCTCGAGACGGCCGCGTCCATCGCGAGGACCGCGGCCTGTCGATCGCCGGGGATCAGCGCCGGCATGTCGTAATCCCGGCAGTTGTCCCAGACGGCGAGCGGGATGTACTGGGCCGTCTCGTCGCCGGCCAACGCATCCTCCGGCGTCTCCGGTGCGTAGTGTAGCAACCGCTGCAGCGAGCGTGTGCCCCGCTGCTCCTCGTACCACGCGCGGAAGGGGTCTTCGCCCGGCTCGAGTGCGCGGAGCGGCTCACGCGGGCGTGCGTGCCACGGGGCGAAAAACGGCACGAGCAGGCCCTCGGCCCTCCGGCCCTTCTCTAGCTCGTACGTCTTCTCGGAGCGGCCGGCCATCGCCTGCTTCCAGAGCCGGGCGGAGTATTTACTCGGGCCGGCGCCGCGCGAGACGATATGGAGGCTCCCCCACGGCGAGACGGTCGTCGAGACCGCGCCCCAAACGATCTCGGCGAACTTCATGTGCGAGAGTTCGTCGACGTGAGCGTGGGTCGCGGTCGACTCGATCGCGACGTGTTCCGACGCGGCGTACGAATTGACGTTGCGGACGTCGTCCGCCTCGGTGCCGCGGACGTGGAACTTGAGCGACGTCAGCGTGTCGCCGCCGGCGACGTCGAGGATCTCGATCCCCATCCACCGGGGGAGACGTTTGACGCCGTACTTCACCCACTCGAGCAGCTCCCTCGAGGCCGGCCCGTCCTTCGAGAAGATGTTGACGTTCGCTCGCTGCTGCGCGAAGCGCGCGACGTAGCCGTCCCACGCGCACTCGAGCTCCGAGAAGCCGAGCTTGCCGGCCTTGAGCAGGAAGAGCCATTTGTGCGCCACCATCCGCTCGGCCGCGGCCTCCTGGCCGGGCCAGAGCTCCTCGAACGTCCCGACGATCCCGGTCTCGCGATTGACGAACTTCCAGTGACGGAGGAACTCGTAGAACCCCCGGGGGAACTCCTCGCAGCGCGCGAGCGCCTCCTGCTCGTCTTCGGCCAAGGTGTCGTACCACGGGACCGCCTCGCGTCCCGCCTCGACCTCGACGCGGGCTCGTTCCTGCTCGAGGACGACGCGGATCTCCTCGACCATCCACGCGCCCGCGTTGGGGCGACGCTTGACCTTGAGCGCCTTCGGGCTAGCCACGGAGCAGCTCGAGCGCACGGTCGGTGAGGGTGTAGACCAACGGACGGCTCCCACGATTCCCTCCCTGGGCGCCGTAGATCCGAACCGCGCCGATCGCTTCGAGGCGGTGCAGCGAGTAGCGGATCGTATCGGGCGCAAGGGCCGTTGCGTCGACGAGCTCTAGTCGCGTATTGCGGAGGAGGCCGTGGTGCCTGAGCACGATCATCGTCCCGAGGACGACCGAATCGGAAGGTGCCGCCCTACCCACGCGGGAGCACCCGATACTCGTAGCGACCGCTAGGACCGTCGTCTCTCCGCTCGACAGTACCCGCATCGACGAGCTCGCGGAGGAGCGCACCGACCGCCGGATATGGGAAGTCGGTCCAGTGGCCTTCTGGGATCAGCGCGTCGCGCGTCTGCCATCGCCCGGCGCCGCGGAGGCGCTGTAGGAGGTATTCGCGGCGCTCGTGGATCATCATCGCTACGCGCGTCCCTCGAGCCGAACGAGGTCGACGACCTCCGATACCCCCACGCCCTCGAGCAGGTCTCGGAACACGCCGGAGACCGCGCCGTTCGAGTTGCCGACCGGCTCGAAGACGAAGCGAACGGCCTCGCCGTCGCCGCGGAGTTCGACGTCCTCGACGTAGGCGAAGACGCTGTCCTCTGTGAGGAGCGGCGGCGTCTTGAAGACCGCCCGGATGTCGGTGACGGCGATCCCCTTCCCGCCACGCGCCGGCGCGCCGTCTCCGTCGACGAGGACGATGACGAGCCCGTCGAAGAGCGCGGCGGTGCGGACGTCGAAGCGCGTCCCGAGCGGCGAAGGGAGCGTCGCGCGGAAGCGACGACGGGTATCGACCCCGGGCGCAGGAGGCGACTGAGGGCGCTCGCCGGGCCAGGTGGTCACGCGGGCCACGCCCACGACCCGCTCCAACTCACGCCATGCGTAACGACATTCCGAGCGTCGCAGAGGCAGCACCGTTGGGCGGTCTTCGGATGGGAGATCGCGCCATCCGGTACGTACTCTCGAAGCCCGGCATCGATATACGTCGGGTCGGGGTGCCAGTCGTGGCCGTTGGCGAAGACGCAGGCCGCGAGGACGGCGGTCATCCCGACCAGCCTTCCAACTCGCAGAGACGGCGCCACGCGACCGTGAGCGTACGCATCTCCACGTCCGAGCCCCCGGTGTCGGGATGCGCTTCCTTAGCCTTACGCCGGAACGTCACTCGTGCGTCCTCGAACGCGGTGCCGGGGTCGATCCCGACCGCCGCGTACGGGTCGCCCTCGGAGGGCGCGGCCAGTTGTATATACGCCGCCCGCATCACCGAGGAGTCGATACCGCGCTTCTCGTTGAGCCTTATCGAATCGATCGCGAGATACAGCACGCGGACGTTGTCGCGCGGTCGATCTTGGTCCGCCATCGACAGCACCATCGGGGAGCCGTCCGGCCGTCGCCAACGCACGGTGACGGCGCGCTCCTCGACACCGAACGAGTACGCCTCGCTGCTACGTCGACGCGAGTTGACGTTGTATTCGACGCTCCACTCGAGGTGGCCCCATCTGCCGAAGGTGACGCCGAGATCCTGTTCGGTCTCGTAGCACGAGACCTTCGAGTACAGTCGATAACTCACGACGCCTCCTCTCCCCATCGCGGCGCGTGTGGGTCCCACTCTAGCGACTCGTCGTTCCGCGCCTGCGCCATCTCGATCGCCCGGACGACGAGCTGGCGCCGCTCGTAGCCGGCCACGAGAACCGCTCCGACGCCGTCGGCTCGGTCGAGAACGACGGGACCGAACTCGCCCCCGACGCGCTTGAGCTGCGTCGTGTTCGGCGTCTTGTCGCCGTGGCGCCGGTGCGCGCGGTTAAGACGTCTAGGCTTTCGCGGCACGGCGTTCCTTCCTCAGGCGCGCACGATAACTAGCGCCCCGCTGCGCGAGTTCGTCGCGGCCCTTCGGCCACTTGTACCCGAGGCACAGCGGGTGGTCGCATCCGCAGGCGATGTAGCCGCGGGAGGGCGCCTCCTCAACCGAGTTCGCGATCAGCGTCACAGGAGCGGGGGGTTCATGGCTTGGCGTAGCCGGCGCCGGACCTCGCGCGCGCGCTCGAGCTTGTCATTCGCCCGTATCCGCGCCGCCGTCTCCGGCGTCCCGATACGTCCGTCGCGCCGCTGCGCCGCCGTCTCCCGGACGTGGTGAGAGTGGCAGAGAACCTCGAGCCCCTCCTGATGATGGCAGCACCCCCAGTCGGGGCGATCGCCGTTGAGCGGCTCGATGTGATTGACCTCGAGGGCACCGACACACGTCTCGTCAACCTGCACGCAGCCGTTACGGGCGACGCGCCTCGCGTCGACCCACTCCCACCCGAGCGCCGTCGAGCGCGCCTGGCCCCACCAGTGGTCCGCTTCGAAGAGACGTCGGCACTCGGGCCCGCAGTAGAAGATGAACCGCCCCTGCATCGGCTCGCCGCATCGCCGGCAGCCCGCCGGCGGCGAGCAGTCGGCGCGGTGTCGATCGGTCGCGACCTTGTGCCCCTCGCCCGAGTGGAGACGGACGATCCAGTCGCCGACGTCGTCGTCGGCGGGGGAGCGAGCCTCGCCGCACCGACAGACGAGGAGGGCATCGCTCACGGCAGCGGCGCCCCGGGGAACGCAACCGAATCGACGAACGGCCCCAACTCCCACATGCCGTTTCCGCGCTGCTTCCACTCAGCCTTGGTTCTGACCGAGTTTCCGTGCCCGTCCTCAACCTCGACGAATCGACCCCCTACCGGGCCCGGTCCGCCGTCGAACACGACCCAGAACTCGTCGCCCTCGGCTGCGGAGTACGCGGCGGTGACATCGTCCCACGCGTCCATGAGGTCCATCGGCTCGGCCGTAGTGGCGTCGGGGTCGGGGACCATCCCCCCGCGCATGAGCGCGTCGTAAACCGCGCGTGCTTCCTCAATCGTCTGCGCTGGTATTGGCATCAGTCCTTCCTCTCGGTACGGGTTGTCGCCCTGAAACGCCGCCTGATCCGTCTCGTACCCCTCGACGACATCGCGAGCCTCGTCGGCCTCTCGGTAGCGCCAGAGGTGCCCCACCCGAGGGTCGAGGCCCCGGGCGACGTGGTCTTCCCGTGTCGTATCGCGCCGCTCGACCTCGCCGGCACCGAGCATCCGGCGAAGCATCTGCGTGGCGTTCGTCGTGAAGTGCTTCAGCTCGCCGCGAAGCGCGACGGGGAGGTTCTCGCGGATCTCGGCGATCGCGTACCAGTCGTCGGGGTGGTCGCGCAGGAGGTTCCGCATCGCCGTACGGGACCGGGTCCGCTGCGAGGGCGCGAGGTTCTCGGTGCGCCGGGATATCGGCGTCCTCGGGGGGCTGTTCCGCCCCATCTGCGGGGTCCCGGCGTTCGGAGCGTGGTCGGCCACGAGCTCCTCCTCTCCTAGAAGCCTAGCGAGTCTACTACCTGTCGGCCGAGTTCGACCGCCCGGTCGGGGTCGTACCCCTCGCCGAGCGCCCAGTTGCGCACGAACCCTCCGATGTCGATCTTCGGCGGGAGGTACGACCCGGACAGCTTCGCCCGCTCCTTGAGCGCCACGAGGACGACGTCGGCGTAGATCTTCGCGGACTGCTCGACGGTGGGCGCGAGGAGAACCTGTCGACGCCAGAACTCGATCTCCTCGTCGAGACGCTGAACGAACCCCTCCCACTGTGCGCTAGCGTCGGCGTTCTCCTCGGTCCACTTCCTGCGGAGGGCATCGACGTCCCGTTGGATCGTCGGCCTCGAGACGCGACGATAGCCCGCGTCAGTGAGCGTCGCGACCATCTCCGCGGTCGAGTAGCCGGCGGCGAAGAGGCGCGCGACCTGGCGGCGCCTCGTATCTACCGTCCGGGCCTCGGTCTTCGCATCTTCTCGAGGAGTAGCCATCGCCGTGCGCCTCTCTCGCTCACAGCGCGTATCTGACGCGCTCACAGTCAGGTTCAGCCGGGGGCCCGAACCCCGCGATAAGGACGAGCCCCGGCCGGTCGCCAGCGTACACGATGCAGGGTGTCGACGTAGCGAGAGCGGTCCGATCTAGTCGAAAAGGCGCTCGTGGACGGCCGTAACGACGCCCCGGAGCCGTTCTCGGCTGTGTTCGACCAGGTAAGTGCGAGAGAGGTCGAGACCCACATAGGCGCGGCCGTTGCGGAGGGCGGCGACGCCGGTCGTCGATGTGCCGGCAAACGGATCGAGCACGACGGAGCGCCCCGACGGATCGTCGTGCTCACAGGTGGACTGCCAGCCGATCGTCTTAGAGGTTGGCGGTTCGATCATCGTGCCGCTAGGAACAGTACGCGCTGACGAACTCGCGCCAGCATCAGCTAGAGCCTTGCGATTCTCACTCTTCGCTATCCTCATCGCGGTTCGCTCTACCACCCGAGCCCACGGCGCGCCACACTCCCCGCACGCCTCGCGGGCGCTGCCTGCCAGCACACACTTCTCGGCCAACTCAACCGGGTACGTCGCATAGTGGGCTCCGGGGAACGGCGTAGTCGCGATCGTCCAAACGGAACGCGAGTTGACCATGGGCACGGGCTCGGTCACGGCAGCGGAGAACGAGGCGTTCTGCTTCGAGCCGGGGTGATTCACCGCTGCCTTCGGATTCACGCCGGCCTTCCGACCGAGCGCCTGGACGATCTCGTTCGGGCGCCGGTCGTGCTTGCGACGTCCCGGGGCGTTCAACTCGAACGCATCCTGCTTCGGTCCCCCGGTCTGCTCATCGAGCGTCGGTTGAGAGATGCGGGCGTGAGTCCCGGGAGACGCGGGGTCCTTGATGGCGTCGGCATCGTAGAAGTACCGCTCGCCCTTCGACATCAGGAACAGGTATTCGTGGACCTTCGTCGGCCGGTCGGTCACGCTCTCGGGCATCGGGTTCGACTTGTGCCATACGACGTCCGAACGAACGATCCAGCCGTCCGCCTGCAGGGCGAGCGCCACCCGGAATGGCATCAGGACGAGGTCCTTGTGGTGAAGGCCCGACGCCTTCCCGCGGTGGCGCTCCCAGAGACGTCGCATCGAGGCCGCCTGCGCCTTCTGAGAGCTACCGGGATTCGAGAGCCGACTCTTATCCCACCCGGCGTCCGAGCCCCGTGCTTTCGCCGCGTACGAGTCGCCGAGGTTAAGCCAGACGGTCCCGTCGGGGCGAAGAACCCGCGCCACCTCTCGGAACACCTCGACGACGTGCTCGACGTACTCCTCGATCCTGCGCTCCCACCCGAGCGCCGTCGAGACCCCGTCGGCCCATCGGATCGTCTGGGCCCCGTCGTACTCGCGGAGACCCCAGTACGGCGGGCTCGTCACGACGCATTGAACGGTCTCGTCTCGGAGCGGGATGGCATGAGCCGACGCCTGCAGCAGCACTAGAACGTCAGCCCGAGGTCAGCGCAGAGAGTTCGGAGCGCATACGCAGCCACACCGCTCCTACCTCTCGAACCGCTCGAAGATGCCGGGCTTCACGAGGTACTCCGTCTCGCCCGGGACGCAGCCGCGCCGGGGCCGAACCATACAACGATCGACCTCCGACCGGGCCGACGCCGGCGTCGCGAAGTGCCGGTCGAGCCCGTGTTCCTGGATGGCGTAGTGGTATCTCACGTCGGTCGACGTCCCCCGGTGCGGCTCGACCTCGACGAGGCGGTGTCCCCGGTAGGGCTCGAAGTTCGCCGCCCTCGGGTCTCTTCGCCGCGCGTCGGTGAAGTACGAGTCGGTCACGATTCCTGCTCCGCCCATACCCGCTCGCACATCTCGCGACACTGGCTCCGCGCGGGCTCCGGGATCTCTCCCAAGAGCACGAGGACACCCTCCCGGTCGTGGCTGTCGACGCCGGTCTCCGCGAGTCGCTTCAAGAACTGCAGCGTCGCGTCCATCATATCGACGAGCGACGCCAGCTTGGGGTCGTCCAGGCCGACTCTCGCTATCGCGCGTACGTGGCTCTGAGCGTCGGCGTACTGCTGTGCCCGGTCCGTCACGACTGCCCCCTTGTCGCGGCGCCGATGGCTGCGCGGAGGCGGCAACCGGTGTTGTGCCCTTCGCGCTGCGAACCGTCGCAGGACGGGCACCCGGCCTCATACCCGCCGGCCTCAACGTCAACCTGATCCGGCGACCATTCCAAAGCGATCAGCTCGGCGAGTAGGTCCGGTGCGGCTGCGATTAGGCGGGCGTTGGCTGTCCGGCGTTCACTGTCAAGCTCGCCGCTCCCCATGTCGGAGCAATCCACGATCATCCTGCTGTCTGCTGCGGCGTAAACGATGTTGTTGGTATCGGTCTCCCGCGGTCCCGGCGTGTGCGTGCCTCGTGGCGTGTCTGTCGTCATCACCTGTTCCTCTCCTACCGCGAGGGCCTATCCCTCGCCCCCGCCGTTCGACCCCCCTAGCCACGTAGGGTCGAACGGCCGGGGCGGGGGCCTAGCTGCCTGACGCTGTACGCCGCGCGACGTGGTGCCCTTCCTCCGTTGTGAGCGTGGACATCCCCTCGCGGCCGACTTCCATCGCCCAACTCGCCTCTTCTAGTTCGTCGGCTTCGTCGTCGTCGGCGACGATCCGCACGAACTTCGAGACGGGCTCGATCGGGACGTCGCTTCCCCACGCCTCTTCGTAGCAAGCGCGGCAGCCGACGCCGATCCCTTCGATACCCTTGAACGAGGCCCCGCAGCAGTCGGTGAGGCCGAACAGTTGCGTGAACGCCTCGCCCTTGCTGTTCGTGCCCGTCCAGTGAGCGACGATGTTCCCCTCGAAGTCGAGGCCGTGGAGCCGCTCGGGATCGCGTATCCCCTCCTCCCAGTCCTCGGGGACTTGGCAGATGCGCCCGTCCTCCGTCAGCAGCATGATTCGGGGGCTGGTCTCTGCTTCGATCGTCGTCTCTGTCGCCATCTGGAGGGTTCCTCTCCTCGTTCCGTTCTCGCCTCAAGGATACTCCGTATCGTAGTACGTCGTCTAGCTCCGGACGGCGTACCAGAGGCGACGCGAACCACCCGCGAGGCGTTCGTTCCGGACGAGCCCGGTGCGCTTCATGTTCCCGAGCGCCATCGAGACGGCGTCGGCCCGGTCGTCCAACTCGTCCGCCAGCTCGCGGACCAGGTAGCCGCGCCTCACCGAGGCCCGGGCGAAGAAGTCCTCGAGCTGTATACGCACCGCGGTACGCCGAGGGTCGGGCCTCTTCTCCGGGGGCGGAGCGACGGCTGCCGGCGCGGGCAGCGGACAACGCCGGCGTCCCGACGGGTAGAAGACAACGCTCGAGTGACCTCGTTCGAGCCTCTCGTCGAGGATCGCGATCATGCGCCGTAGGGACGGCGTCATCTCGACGGGGCCCGTCGGGTAGCGCGTACGCGTCACGACGACCTCCCGTCCCTCGGGGCCGTCCGCTCGACGAGTTCAGCGAACTCCTCGGCACGGGCGATCGCCTTGCGCATCTGGGCGACGCCGATGTCGTTGAGGATCATCTGCGACCCGTCGGCGAGATCGACAACGTCGCCGGCGACGAGCTTCTCGAAGTCCTCGCGCCCCATCACGAAGCGCCTCACTGCCCCGACGCCGAGGAGAGGACGACCTCCGCAAACACGAACGCGGCCAAGAGCGTGAGCAGGATCCCACCCGCGATCATCACTACTTGTCCGACAAGCGAAGGGCCGGTCTCCGGGTCCGTGCTGTAGTCGACGATCTGCTTGATCGCCCACAGCAGAACCAGGCCCATGACGACCATCGTCGGGTCGTTGGCGAGCATCAGTTGCGCTCCTCTCCTAGGCGCCGGAACCTCCGGCGTGCGGCGAGGTCGAAGCGCGGAGAGGAACCCCGGACGCCTCGAACCACGCCGCGCGGCGCGGGTTCGTTACTCCGGATAGTAGTACAGCCGAGGGGTGCCGCGCTAGTCGTCGATCCAGTAGGGCTTCTTGATAGGGGACGGGGGAGGCGTGCGACGCGGCTGCATCGAGTCGGGCGCCAGCGCCCGCTTCCCGCAGGCCGAACAGACGACGACACGGCGGCCGCCCTTGTCGAAGCCTGAGGCGACCGCGCGAGAGTTGCAGGAGACGCACGGCGCGAGGGTAACGAGCTGAGTCACCAGAGCCATCCCTTCGCCGCGATCCACGCCGAGATTCCCTGCTCGGCGAAGATCCTGCTTGCGCACGTTATAGCGTACCGGAGATCGACCTTCACGCGGGCGACATCGCACCACGACCCGTGATAGGGCCGATTGATCTGCGGGATGCCGTGGTCGTCCGTGCAGAGGTTCTCGGCCGCCAGGTAGAGGTCCGACTCGCGCCGGAACAGCTCGAGCATCGTCTCCGCGGAGAACGGGGCCCAGTCGTGCCGGCGGATCTCCTCGAGGACGACGTCGTCGTCGATCTGGGGCCCGGCGTAGAGCGCACAGCCGCCGGCGGGTGCCGCGACGATCGCCGCGGCCGTGGTCACGACCGGCGCGGGCGCGGGCGCTAGGAGGGCCTCGAGCGTCTGGGGCGGCGGTAGGTAGGGCGATTGAAACGCCGGGGCACCCTGCGGCGCGAGAGCGGCCGCTGCGAGCATGAGGAACGCAACGACGAGCTCCCGGATCCACTCGATCAAGCGATCAACTCCGCTTTCTCGCCGGTGAACTTCTCCCACCGCTCGATCGTCACCTGGACGTAGCGCGGTTCGATGTCCATCGCGTAACACGCCCGGCCCACGCGTTCCGCCGCGATGATCGTCGTGCCGGAGCCGACGAACGGGTCGTAGACGTCCCCCTCGTGGTTGCGGAGCGGCCGCTCCATACACTCGACCGGCTTCTGGGTCGAATGACCGCCATCGACGTTGCTGTCGAGCGTCACCTCCCAGAGCGTGGTCTCACTGTTGCTGCCGATCCAACTCGCTGTCTTCCCCTTACGCACGGCGTACCAGCAGACCTCCGTGCTGCCCGTTGTAGTGACCGCGTGAGATCGCGAAGCGCGGCTTTGCCCAGACGATCTGGTTACGCACTTCGTAGCCGCAGTCGAGCAGGCCATCCCGGCTCACATTGGGCATGACGCCCGCATGCCAGATGTAAGCGACGTCACCGGGGGCCAACGCGTACGCCTCTCCCCAGTCGGCCCGATCGTCACCAGGCACGTTCCCCGTTCGAGTTGCGCCATAGTCGATGAGCCCCTTCGCGGCCGCGTCGTTGCGCCACTCCGGATCGTAGTTCACGCCGTAGGGCGGGTCTGTCACCATGAGGTTCGGCTGAGCGCCGCCGAGTAGACACGCCACGTCCTCCGCATCGGTCGCGCTCCCGCACAGGATGCGATGGGGCCCGAGGGCGTAGAGCTGGCCCGGCAGAACATACGGCTCGTCCACCACGTCGGGCACGGCGTCGGGCTCCGAGAGCTCGACGCCGTGGATCGTCGGCACGAGCCACCGTCCGTCGCGCGTCGACCTCACCCCCTCGGGCGCCGACGCGCCCATCTCACGCAGCCGAGTCAGCGTCTCGATGCGGCCGTGGCCGGCGAGCATCTTCCCGTCGGCATCGTTCATCACCACGGGTTCGACGTACCCGACGGCGTCGACGCTCTCGGTGATCACCGCCAGGTTGTGCGCCTTCGGGTTGCCCTCGCGGGCGGCCGCGGCGAGCTCGTCGAGGTCGTCGTACGTGACGCGGACGCGCCGACCCTTCTCAGCCACTCGCCACCTCGCTCACCACCGGCGGTCGCGGATCCGGGTCCGGAGTGCGACGACCACCATAGCCGTCAGCGTACCAGTGGTCCGCGCCAGTCGCGTCCTCGAGTTGCTTCGTCCAACGGAGGCCCGAGTCACGGCACGGCCGACAGATCTCGTAGACGAACGCGCCATCCGTGTGGCGCTCGTGAGCCTCAAACGCGTGACCGCAGAGACGCCCGCTGGCCTTCGCTCGAGCGCCGACGAAGGTCGCGCAAGACGGCGTATAGGTCATCGGGCCTCCGACGTCCGTAAGTCCTCGAGCGCGGCCGCGCCGTGCCTCATGCAGTAGAACCCCATGCTCTCGTTGTCACTCCGGTAGAGCTCCTGAGCCGCGACCTTGAGGCAGAGCGCGTCCCGGCACTTCCTTGGCTCGTAGCCCGTGAGGTAGGCCATTAGTTCACCTCCTTCGTGTTGAAAAACCAGCACCGGTCTTCTCTCTGGTCTTCGATCGGATCTAGAACGGATCTCTGGACTGATAGATAGGTGGGCGCTCTGATCGGCCTGGATGGTCACAGTGATCGCTCTGCATGGGCGCTCTGATCGTCCTCAGTGGTCGCTCTGATCGGTCTGGCTGGTCGCTCTGATCGCCCTGAGACCTCTGGTAAGTGGGGCTGGAACGCTTGCTCGTCGAGTGTTAGGGCGTAGATCGCGGGCAAGTATTGACGGGCGCGGTCGGTGCAGACGACGAGCGCCAGGTGGTGACAGTAGCGACGCTCGCACTCCCCGTCGAACGTCGCGTCGCACTCGAGCGATCGTAGAGCCCGACGGACCGTACCCTCCGAGTAGCCCGTCTCGTTAGCGATCCGCCCGACCTTCGGATAGCTGTGGGTGCCGTCCTCCCAGTCGCCGTGACGCGCGAGACACTGGAGTACGGCCTTCTCGGGTGCCGGGATCGCGAGGGCGGCGATCCGGTCCCACCAGTCAGTGAACGAGGACCGAGGCATCCCACCTCCCGCCTTTCGATGCGTTACAGCGACCGCAGAGCGGGCGCAGGTTCGACAGCTTATCCGGGCCTCCCGCGACCCTCGGGATGATGTGATCGATTTGATCGGCTGGCTCGCCGCACTCGCCGCAGAAGCGGTTGGCTCGGAGCCACCGGACCTCGTCGGGGTGACGGCGCTTCCACAGGGTTCACGCGCGAGCGCGATCTGTGTGACACGGCCCGGCAGTACTCGAGCGACGTCGGTTCTAGCCGTTCAACCTCCGCGTCCATGACGAAAACGATCGTTTGTGAATCGAGGCGCCAGAGCGCCCGCTGGCCACAAACGACGCACGGCGGTTGTGGATCCTCGCCGCTGATCACATTGGCGTCGGTGGTGACGACGACCCTTATTTCGCTCACCGCTCGAGCTCGAAGTCGATCACCCAGACGAGGCGCTCGGCCTTGTACCACCCGTAGAGTTCGTTCCAGTAGTCGCGGAAGTCCTGCGGGGTGTCGAAGCCCTCGGCGCGCGCGTCCGCCGCAGTGATCGCGCCCACGGCCTCCTTCCGAACCGCGAGGACGCGGATCCGCGCCACCGCCTTCTTGCCTCGGCCCGGCTGCACGGCGTAGTCGCGGCCGACGAGATAGCGACACGGGTCGAGATGGACGATACGGCGCGTCTGCGTCTTCTTGCCCGCGAGGACGAGGTCGAGGAGCGGTGCCCGGAAGATCACGTCGGGTCCTTCGTAACGAGCGTCTGCAGGGTGACGCCGAGCGCGGCCGCGATCTCGAGCGCGGTCGTCACGCGGAGGTCGCGGTAGGCTCGTTCGAGCGACGACACCTGTACCTGGGAGACGCCGATCTTCTCGCCGAGCGTCGTCTGAGTCATCCCGCGCCGCTCGCGCCAGCGCCGGATACGGCCTCCAATCTCGACGGTCGTGAGGCGCTCGAGTTCGCTACTGGTCATCGTCACCCCCGTTGGTGTCGAGGAGGCGAAGGTTCGCTCCATCGACGGCCGCTTCGAGACCCTGCTGTATCGCGATGGCGCCGAAATACTGGACGAGGTGATCCACCCCGCAGAAGTCGGCCTTGATCGGCGGCGACGCCTCCGTCGTCGACCCCTTCGTCACCGCGGTGGAGATCCACCCGAACGTCGGAACACGCGCCTCCTGCGCGCACGGAGCCCAGTCGCAGGTCAGGGTCTCGAAGCGGGCCATCGTCTACTCCTTCGATCTAGGGCTCACGGGCGCACGACTCGCAGAGCATGAACCCTCCGACTGGCTTAAGTGAATCCCACCAGTAACCGCACCGGGCGCATCTTCCGACCATTACCCCTCGCTCTCTTCGTCCGAGTCTTCGTCGGCCTCGGAAGCGTACGCCTCCCACTCGCAGACGACCTCGAGCGGGGACGTGCCGCGCCCGACGCGCCGGAACGTCACCTCCGCCTCCGCGTTGCTCGCGACCCTCGCAAACTCCGCGACGATCGTCATGAGACGACTCAGTTCGACCGGGACTTCTATCTGTTCGCTGATCTTCACCTGGTCCTCCTCTCCCGTTTTCGCGGGTCAGTCTAGCGTCTCGTCGATCTCGCCTCCTCCCTTGGCCGGTTCCTCGAACGTGTGCCGGAGCGGGCAGATCCGCCGGGCCGGGAAGCCCGCGACCGCCGCGACCGCCGCCGTCGGCTCGCCGCATGCGTCCTGCTGGATGCCGACCAGCTCCCGACACGGATGCGCGGTGAAGTACCACGCGCTCTCGAAGTCGACCGCCCGTACCAGGATGCCGAGCCGCCCCGCGACCGCGGCGACGGCCGCCTCCGTGATCTCCCGGCGGAAGTCGTCCTCCGTCATCTCGTCGATGTCTACGCTCTGACCGTGGATCGCGCTACCCCCTAGCTCGGCCGTCCAAACGTGGATGTCGAGGTAGGCCCGCCGCTCGGTCATGGGAGGTCGCCCGGCTCGACGTCGCCCCCGGCGTCCGCCTCGGTGAGCGCGGGCTGTACCGGCACCGCCTCGAGCGCCGCCGTCCCAGACGGCTCGTCCTCTCCCTCGTACTCGCCGGCGCCCTGCTCGTAGGCCTCGAGCGCGGTCTTGAGGTCCTGCGCGTCGGCGTCGGTGCGGCCCCCGAACTTGAAGACGATCGCGGCCGGATCGGTGTCCTTCGGTCCGATGAACCCGAGGACGTTCGCAGCCTTCGCGTCGCCGCCCTGCATCGCCTCCTCGAAGTGGTCGTGCATCGCCGTGATCTCGCCGTCGAACAGGTCGTCGAGAACGCGACGCAGTACGGGTGCGACCTCGCGCCAGACCCCGACCGTGATCTCCGACCCGTCGATCGCAATCGCCCCATCGCTCCGGTCGGGGGGGCTCTCCTGCTCCTCTCCCTTCTGCGTCGCGGGGCCCATCTTGCGCTTGATGGCGGCGAGCAGCTCCTCCTCGAGCCACGCGAAGGGCTCGTCCGTCGGGACACAGTACTGCTCGAGAACCTCGGGGATCGGCGTACCCTCGATCGGGGCCACCGGGTCCGAGAGCCGCAGCCAGAACCCCGCCTCCTTCGACCGCGGCGCACTCTTCGCCGTGACTTGTATCGGCTTCCCGATGATCTCAGAGAACTCGACGACCTCGTCGTCCGACGGCGCGACCCCCCCGCGCGCGGCGGTGAGGAACTTCGTGATCGTCGCCCGCGGGTCGAACGAGATCCGCGTGTCCATGGAGACCTCGACGGCCTTCCCGTCGTGAAGCAGCATCCCCTTGATCACGAGGGAGCGCATCGGCTCGGCGTCCGGGTTCTTGTCGAAACGGTTGCGGAGGTAGCCGACGTCGACGAGCTCGCGGACGACAAAGAACTTCGACCCGTCGATCGCGGCGTCGATCTTGTTCGACGGGCCGCTCCCGCCGGCGGTCTGTACCCCGGTCGCTCCTGCAGGTGGTCTAGGCATGGCTATCGCTCCTCGCCACCTCGATCTGATCGTCGGGCCGGGCGAGCGCGACGAGGAGGTCCATCCAGCGACGCGCGACCGAACGTCGGTCGCGCCACCGCTCGAGCTCCGCGTCCGCGCGAGCGACCCCTTCCCGCGCCTCCTTCGCGGCCTCGCGGTGGCCGAGATAGATCTCGTCGCGGCCGAGGATCTCGACCGTCCGCGCCATCCGGGTCTCGGCGTTGTGAACTCCTTCGTCGGGCGCCGTCTGCACCTCCGCGCCGACGTCGCGCTCACGCTCCCTCACCCAGTTCTCCGCGGTCTCGATCGTCTGTCGGAGTTCGATCGTCTTGATCCGCAGATCGTAGATCTCGTCCGCCGCCTCCACGAACGATGCCTCCGCGATCTTGAACGCCTCCGTGCTACCATCCTCTCGCCCCATCATCGCGTCTCCTCTCCTAGTAGACTCGTCTTTGGGGTGCGATCGTGGGCCCGGGGCCGATCGTGGCCCCGGGCCTCGTTGCGTCACCCGTCTAGGTATCCCCGCGGTTATCGCTGAGCGTCGCGGCGATGAGGATGCCGAGCAGCCCCAAGGCCCACCCCGCGCCGCCGCCGCGCCCCTTGTTTCTCGTGATGTACGAGCCCCAGTAGCCGAATAGCAACCAGATCCCGATCGGGATCGCGAGTACGAGTAGCCCCGCAAATATCTCCATCTAGTTCTCCCCTTAAACCGCCGGGCCGCGTTGCGTTACCCGTAATCGGAGTATAGCGACCCCGCTAGGTCACATGTTTACGACGTCGACCTCGAACGATCAGGCTGACCGTCGGCTGCGCGATTCCGAACGCACGAGCTAGAGAAGTTTGAAGCTCGCCATCAGCGTAGCGATGTCGTAGTTCGCGCACCTGATCCTCTGAGAGTTTGTGAGCTACACGGCCCTTGCGGGCTGCGTCGGCCATATTGTCGGCTGCTGTGCCGCTCGACAGATGCCGCGGATTGCAGCATGGACGATTGTCGCAGCGATGGAGGATGTAGGGGCGAACAGCGGGCACCCGATGGTTGCGATCAAGTTCGTAGGCCACGCGGTGCGACTGAGTTGAACGTCCCCGAAAAGACGACTGGCCGTAGCCGTTCGGGTAACGCGAGCCTGTCCACGGCCAACAAGCGTCCGGCCCTCCGGAACGATCGACTTTCGCCCAGAATCGTTCGCTTGCGATAGCCTGAGAGAGCATCGGAATAATCCTCCGGTGACTGCGGGCGACCGTTCTAGCGGTGCGCCCGCCCTCTACTCTACCGTGACGCCCCGGGCGTAGAGAGACCCCGGTTCCGATCGTGCACGTCCACCGGCGGCGGGGGTAATTCGGCGGAGAGCGTCGCCCGGGAACCGGGGTCGAGGGGACTCTACATCGCGGGACAGATCGAGTCTAGTTCGGCTCCTCCTTATTACGCGCATCGAGGAGTTCTGCGAACAGGACCTTGTGGACGCCCTTGAGGTCGTCTAGCTCGTTGTCGATCGACTCGGCAAGAGACCGAAGATCGCCAGTCAATACCCGCAGGTAGCTCTTCGTCAACGAGAGTTCCTGAAGAGCGCCCGCGACATTCGCCGCGTCGAACGCCGGCACCGGTTCCTCGACCTCCTCGGCGCCCCACGGATCCCGGAGCGCGGCGATCGCGTTCGCCGTGTCGAACGAGAGGTTGCCCCGCTGGTACACGGAGACGCCGCCACAGCCGAGGCGGTGACTCGTCCCGATCGCGAACTCCATCACCGAGGGCGTCGCGGGTGCCGGCAGGATGGGGAAGATCTTCGCCGGCGGCACTCCGAAGCGACCGAAGGTCTCGACCGCGTTCGAGAGGACGACCTCGGCGTCGAGGTTCATCGCAACGCGCGGCGCAACGAAGTCCGTGAAGTAGGTCATCGGGAGAATCCGCGTCACCGCCGGGGTGAGTCCCTCCATCGCTCGCGACCACGCTCGGAAGCTGACCCGGTCGAGGTGTTGCGGGCGCGGGTCGATCGCGATCCAGAGCTCCTCGCCTCCCGCCTGGACGAAGCCCTCGAGGAAGGCTGCGACGTCGTCGACGCCGGCACCGAGGTCCTCGCGCCAGAACGCCGGGAACGGCGCGAAGTAGTGAGGCTCGAGATCGATGATGTAGACCGCACTCTCGACACCTCCGCCGGCGGCCGCGACTGCGATCTTCCCGGCGAGCCGGCCCTCCTGCATCGCGTAGGCGGGTGAGTGGGACCCCTCCCACCGCCCGTGGACGACGCCCCACGGGATCCAGCCGATCCCCTGTGCGCCGTAGATCTCGCGGTCCGTACGGACGACGTCGGCGATATCGTCGATACCTCGCGGGTGGCCGTCCCACCGGCCCTCGAAGCGAAGCCCGTCGTTCGTCTTCTGATAGACGGCCGAGAACGGGTTCTTGGTGTCGTCGGGCGGGATGGTCGAACTCCCCGGGTAGGCCGTCTCGACAGTGTGGACCCAAATCGGAATCTTAAGGGGCATCGCCCCTCCTCTCCTGCACCGAGAAGTCTAGCGACCCGGCGATCGCCTGGTCAGCGCGTCGGGGCGTACGGCTGTCCGAAGAGGCCGAGGAGCGCGGCGACGACGCCGGTCAGGACGTGAGCCCCGACGGTCGTCAGGGCGCGCGACGATCGGAGTGCAGCGATCTCGCGGTGATTCTCGAACAGGAGGTGAGCCAGGAGGGCGGTCCGCTCGGCCTCCGAGAGGGCCATGATGCTCTCGATACGGGTGGCTTCGTCGAGGTCCTCGAACGTCTTCGCGTCTGCGACCACACGTCGCGCCTCTCCGTTCGATAGACTCATCGCATACCCCGTCTCTTCTATCCCCGGGGTTGTCGCCAAACTCTCGCCACGCACTCTACGGCATCTTGTGGGTGATCACGAGCCCACCCTCGCCCGTGACGTCGAGGACGATCACGCGGTCGTCCGCGACGAGGACCGCGACCTCGTCCGCCACCTCGTACTCCTGACCGTCGGCGACGGTCTGCCCGTTGCGGATGATCGTCGCGGTCGGCGGCGGGCCCGCGGTATAGGTCGCGACGTCCGCGAAGAAGTGGGTCTGCCGATGCCGGCGATCGATCAGCCTCCGGACTTCGACCATGACGTTGAGCATCTAGGGCTCTGTGATCGTTACGGGCGCGGCGCGCCCGAGGGTGTGACGCATCGGCTCCCCGACGGCGAGCGGGAGCGTCCACGACTGGGCCCGCCAGAGAGTGGATGCCTCGATCGTCGTGATCTCGAGCATGTAGAATTCGTGCGCGTCGCGTCGCGGATCAGCGACGGTCTCGATCTCTCGGAGGAGGGCGCGAGCGGCCGCGTCGCGGAGCTCGTAGGCCGCGATCTCACCGGCCGTGGTGAGGTCGAGGATGATCCCGCCGACGATCTCGTCGGTGACCGTCTTGCCCGTCGAGGCGATCGAGATCGGCGATGCCGGGTCGTTATTCACCCGGAGCTCGAAGCCCGCGGGGCGCGCCGGGTGGTCGATTTTCACCGCCAGCCGATTCGTGAAGCGCGAGCGGTTCTCGCGCCGGCGCGTCCCCGGGACGAGGAGCTTCGGCTCCGTCTCGGTCGAGTAGGCGACGTCGGCCGCCTCGCTCGAGGGGTCAATGCGCTCGCGGGTGATGATCGTACCGTCGGCCCGGGCCCACGGGTCGAAGCGATTGATCGAGAACGCGAGCTCCCGGACGACGTCCCACCGGGAGTTCTCGAGCGGCGCCCACGTCCGGTCGGCCGGCAGCACGGCCGCGACCGCGGGGATGGTGTGCGAGAGACCGACGGCGTCGAGCTGCGCACGGATGGCGACGACGTAGTTCGTCCCCGCGGCGACGGTCAGCGGAGCGGTGAGCCAGTCCTCGAGCAGGTGGATCGCGACGTCCGCCCCCTCGACCGAGAGCAGCGTCCCGTCGGGTCGGTCGTCGCGATCGACGACGTCGAGCCGGAAGAGCCCGATCTGGAACGCGGTGAACGTGCTGTCGACGAGGAGCTCGAGGAAGACGGCGACGTGATCGCTTGCCGGATCGAACGGTGTCGCGAGCGCGTCGATACCCGCCTGATCGAGCGTCAGCCGGCAGGTGCGGACGGTCGGGCGGTCGGAGTCGAGGTCGAGCTCGCCGCCTGGCAACACGACGCCCTCGAGCGCCTGTACGGGCGTGTTCGTGCGGGTGCGGTGTTCGTACCGGAAGCGTTCGACGACGGGCCCGAAGCGGCCGGAGAGCGCCTCCGGGATCGACGTCACTACGCGACCGACTCGTCAAAGAAGACCTCGACGAGATCGAGCCGCGGCTCGTAGGTCTTCTGAGCGTTCTCCCGGCTCTGACGTGTCGTGTTCATAAAGAACCGCTGGCCGGCGAATCCGACGCGCACGCAGAGAACCGACCCCGCGGTGCGCTGTAACGCGACAACGGCCGTCAGCGCGTCCCAGAGGGCCCCTCGGTGCAGATCCGGCAGTCCCTCGAGGCGCAGCCGGGAGAACTCCTGCTCACCGACGAACTCCGTCGGCTGCTGACGTCCCCAGAGCGGGACCTCGCGGTGCTGCTGCTCCACTTCCTGCGACGACCGCAGCGAGAAGAACGTGAAGAAGGTCGCGGGGTCGTCCTCGGGGTGGACGTAGACGAAGTCGTTCTCGACGCGCTCGAACGGCGGCGGGTCCTGCTTGATCGAGACGAGCGTGTCGGCCCCGTCAAGCGCGGTCCACGTCACGGCGTACTCGTGGGTCGTGTAGGGCGTGACGCAGCGGTCGGTGAAGGTCACGGTCGCGACCGCGGTGATCGACGCGATGCGGACGTAGTCCGTGTCGCTCTGGCCGGCGTCGCGGCGCCACACGGAGTAGCGGACGAACGTCTCGCCCGCACCCGGCACGACCTCGGCCCACGAGACCTTGATCCCGGGCAGCTCGAGACCGCCGTTCGCCGGGAGGTCGCACTTGTCGCCGAGCGCCTCGAGAACCAGGCCGGTGACGTTGACCGAGGGGGCGAACGCGGTCGTGACGTTCACCTCGCCCTGCCCGGTGTTGAGGTCGGTCGTCGTCACCGTCACGCGGATCACGTAGGCGTTGCCCGTCTCGAGGAAGCCCTCGGGGATCGTGTGAGCCTGCGTCGCGGTGGAGACGATCCCCGAGTCGTAGACCACGACGCCGGCGAGCAGCGCTTCGACCCGGAACGTCGCCTGCACTCCGGGCGAGAAGGTCCACGTCACGTCGACCGCGGCCGACGTCAGGACCGCCGCCTGCGCCGGCGTGACGATCGTCACGTCGAAGTCGACGCCCGGGAGGTAGAGCGCGAGGTTGCGGTGGACGAGCGCGACGCCGGAGACGGGCCACTCACTCACGAACGACCTCCTACGCCGCGACCGCCATGATCGTGAACGGCATGTCGTGGTCGGTGCCGCCGGCGGTGAGCGCCACCGTCGCGGCCCCCTCGTCGGGTACGGCGATCGGGATCGAGATCTGGGCAATGTCCGGATCGGACTGAACGCCGACGAGGACCAGCTCGAAGGCCACGCGATCGGCTCCAGTCGTCCGTACGCGTTCCTCGAGCCGGAGGGTGACGGTGTCGCCGCCGATCATGTTCGAGTGGTCGGTCAGCGCGACGATGACGCGATTGTCGGTGACGTTGCCGCCGATGTCGGCGACCGCCGCGCCGTTGACCAGCCCCTGAGTCCCGGTGAAGAGGGCGGTGGCGAGGCCGATGCTGATCGCCTTCCAGGGGACGGTCAGCGCGGCGCCGGCCGTGCGTTCGATCGTGATCCGGACCTCGTGTACCGAGGGGATGGGGCGCGAGATCTGGATGTTGTCCGGGGCGCTCTGGGCGCCCGAGAAGAGCATGTCGGCGCCGCCGTAGAGGTTGATGAACGCGCCGCCGGCCACGACCTTGATGTCGATCTCGACCTGGAGGATCTGACCGCCGACCATCGCGCCGAGATCGAGCTCGAACTGGAACGTGCGCCCGAGTGTCGAGGCGAAGAGGGTGTCGACACCGCCGGACGTGACCTGATCGTTCTGGTCGATGATCGTGACGGCCACGGGCTACTCCTCCCGGCGGATGATAGCGCGCTAGAGGCGGAGCCGCTCGACCTCGGCCGCGACCTCGGCGACGGGGATGAAGTCGCGCCCGAGGGAGTCGACCGCCGCGATCACCTCGGCGACGTCGACGATCGCGGCGTCGACCGACGGGAGGAAGGCGTCGATCTGGGCGACGGCCGCCCGGGCGTCCGCGCGCTTCTCGTACGGCGTCTTGGCCGGGAGGCCCGGGGCTGGATCGGCGCCCTCGGGCGCGTTGAGCAGCTTCACGGCCGCGATCGTCGTCGCATCCGTCTCCATCGCGTCGATTCGCCCGACCTCGGCCTGAGCTTCGACGAGCGCCGTCTCCGCCTCGGCCTTCTGGCGCGTCGTCTCGGTCTGCCGTGCGACGTAGAAGTCGCGAGATGGCGCAACCATTTGGGTCACGAGTTCGACGTTCGAGCCGAGCTTCCAGCCTGGGTCCCAGTGGGTGACGACCCGATCGCCCTCGGAGATGTCGATCGTCCCGGGGAGCAGATCGACGTCGGGGATGTCGCGGACGATCGCCCCGACACCCCACCCGGGCGGTTCCTGATCCGGCGTCCCGAGCGGCGCCGGCGTGATCAGCCGCCAGAGGTAGCCCGCGCCGTTTCTCCAGAACTCCTGAGGCTGCATCACGCTGCTCCTTCCAGAACGGTTCGCGTTCCCGCGTCGAGATTGCCCGTGCCCGCGATCACATCGACGCGGTTGATGGGATCGGCCGCGTTCGTCCATTCGGCCGCACCAGATGCTAGCGCAATTCCGGCCGCCACCGTTACCGCCGTGCGAACTGTCAGTCGCCCGACTTCACCCGCTACCGGCTTCTGGATGTCGGCCACGATCAGTCCGTGGCCGTTGGAGGCGACCGTCAGATTCCAGAACAGGAGATACGACGTGTTGCCCGTAACCCGAGCCGCAGTGACCCCGGCCCCGTCGGCGGTCAACCGTTGCTGGAAGTAGTTCGCGCCCGAATCGTTATTCAGGCGCAGCAACGGGATGGCGGCTGTCCCGTCCTTCACGAGATAGACATAGAACCGGAGCCTCGGAGCCGCGGCCGCCGCGATGCCCGAGAACGTGACGACCGCGGCCGCGACGGACAACACCTGCGTGGCGATGTGGGTCCACGCCTCGGCGGTTCCGGTGGCGGACGGCCAGTCGCTCACGCGGGCTGCGCTCCTTCGAGCAGGACGCGGGTATCGACGTCGAAGTTCGCGCTCACAGCGAGGATATCGAGACGACTGATCAGGGCAGCCGTGTTGTTCCACTGACCCCCGTAGAGGTCGAGATTTATGTCTGTGGCCTGGGGCCCGGCGATGTGAACCGTCTGGGCCTCTTCACCGGCCACCGGTTTTGCGATGGTCATGACGAAGTTCACTTCTTCGCCTACGCCGATCGCGCCAAATGTGATGTCGATTCCCGTGTCGCCCGTCACGCGAGCGCCGGTCACCGATGCCGTGTCGCCGGTGATCCGCTGATGATCGTAGTTCCCGGCCGAGTCGTTGTTGATTCGAAGGATCGGCTGATTGCCGCCTCCCGCTGCCTTAATCATCCACGCCGCGATGTGAAAGAACGTGAACGACGTATTGATCCCCGAGAACGTGACCGCCGCGGCCGCGACCGAGAGCGTCTGCTCGTCGATCTTCTCCCACAGGGCGTTGACCGCGACGATGACGGGCGGGAACTGGCTCACGAGGTCGCGTTCCCCTCGAGCAACGCCACGGTGTCGGCCGCGAAGTTACCTGCTGATTTGAGGAGGTCGAGACGGCTGATCAATGCGGCGGTGTTGTTCCAGATCGCTCCCAGGTCTTCGGTACGGAGGAGTGCGCCAGCGATGACGAAAACCGTCCGAGCTACGATGAGAGCCTCGTTACCAGCTTGCTGCTTGGCGATCACAATCTCCGAGGTCACGTGTTCATTAGCTGCCGCAGGTACGAGGATATTGAGACCGATCTGGGTCAGCGCGGTCTGACGGAGTGCAACGACCGAGGCGGCTGAGCCCGAGAGTGTCTGTAGGTCGTAGCTGCCGCCGCTGTCGTTGTTGATCCGTAACTGGACGTTCGCCGCACTCCCATCGTTCACGGCGTACAGCGAGATTCGGAACATCCGGTTCGACGTGTCGATGCCCGAGAACGTGATCGCCGCGGCCGCGACCGAGAGGACGGTCTTTCCGATCGTCTCGAACGCCTGGCAGACGGCCGGCACGGCGGGAGGCGGCATCGATCCCACTAGCTGCCCACCCCTCGGATGAACGCCCCTCGGCCGAGCTGCTCGTCCATCAGCGCCTCGAACGCTCGGGCGACCTCGCGGCCGTTCTCCTCGGGCGACCCGTCGAAGGCGGCGCCGCGGAACATCCCCTCGAATGCCCCGGCCTCGAAGATGGTACGCCCTCCGAGGAGCGCGCCCTGCTGGACGGGGTTAAGGACGAGTTCGCCCGGTTCGACGTCGATCGACACGCGCTCGCCTCCCGCGCCGACGAAGCCCCCGCGCTGGAAGCGAGGCGTGGTGCCGAAGTTGTCGATCACGAACTGCCGCATCGAGTCGAGTACGAACGCCGGCACGCCCGCCGCCTTCGCATCGACGCCGGCCTGCTGATTCGCCTCGAGGTCGATCTCACGCTGACGCGCGGCCGCGGCCGCCGCCCCGGTGCCCGGCACGTTGGCGAACGCCGAGGCGATGAACGTGTCGAGCTCGCTCCGGATGCCGTCGACCATCTGGGCCCCGAGGGTGATGCCTGCGGTCCTCCACGTCTCGCCCTGAGCCTCGAGCAGCCGGGCGATCTCCTCGTTCTCCTCCGCGAGGATCAGTCGGCGGGCTTCCGCCTCGGTCCGCCAGTCTTCCGTGATGTTCTCGAACGAGACGCGCGCCGCCTCTTCGCGCTCGTCGAGCAACCGGAGCTCCTCGGCGAGTTCGTCGCGAGCGATCTCGATCTCGTCGCGAGCCAGGTCGCGCGGGCCCTGCTCGCGGTCGCGCCCGGCCTCCCGGACGCCGGAGAGTTCGTCGCGCAGCTCGCGTTCGCGCTGTCGGCGCCGGAAGTCGGCGATGCGCTGCTCCGCCTCGAAGACGTCGTCCTCCTCGAACGCGAGCGCAAGATCACGCTCGAGCGCGACGAGCCGATCGGCGTCGCCCTCCTCCCGGAGCCCCTCGAGTTCCGCGTCGATGCGACCCTCTTCGGCCTCGGTCTCGCGACGGATCGCGTCGAGCTTCCGCTCGAGCGCCTCGTCGATCTCGCGGATCCGGACGTCGTGGGCGTCTCGCTCGGCCTCGCGGATCTCCGAGATCTTGTCCTGCTCGATATCGAGTTCCGCCTGAGCGCGCGCCCTGAGCGCGCTGACGACGAGGCCCGCGAAGAGGTCGACCTCCGCCAGGCCCTCGCGCAGGAGGCGCTCTCTCGCGCGTTCTGCGTCGCGCGCGAGGCGTTCGAGCGCCTTCCGCGCCCTCGCGAGCTCCGCGTCGGTCGGCGGGAGCCGAATCTCACGCTCCTCCGGCTCCTCCTCTTCCTCGGGGCGCTCGGGCCTCGGGGCACCGCGCACCAACCCTTCGAGCTGCGCCCGGCGAAGCTCGATCTGCCGGTTGATCGTCGCCAGCCGTTCCGTGAGCGCGGCCTCCGGTGCCCCGGTGGTCTCCTGAATCGCGATCAGCTCGAGAGTCGCGTCGCGCATCCCCTCGAGTTCGCGGACGAAGCCGCGCACGCGCTGAATGTCCGCGAGATCGGCCACCACCGGGCGACGCGCCCGACGAACGAGCAGCGTCTCCAACTCCTGTTGGATGAACGCGAGGATGGTCTCGAGTTCTTGCCGCTGGATCTCGGTAGCCTCCGGAAGGAAGATCGGACGCTCGCCCGGGACGTCGAGCAGCGCGATCGCCTCTCGTAGCTCGGCCTGCTCCTGCAGGAGGCCGAGGATCCGCTCCTCCTCCCCCGGAGCCCCCGTCGCCTTGGTGACGAGCCCGAGGATGTCGGCGAGCAGCGCGATCGTCCCCGTCGCCGTCTCGATCGCGATCGAGATCGGACCGAAGTCGGCGAGCGTCTGCATCACCTCGACCAGGCCGTTGACCGCGTTCGTCACGCCGACGATCGCCGTCTGCAGGTCCTGCGCGAACTCGTCCGCGTTGGTGTCGAGCCAGTCGGTGGTCGCCTCGATCAGCGGGAGGAGACCGTCGAGGGCGGCCTCGCCACCTGCGATCCCGATGTCGGCGAAGCGGTTCCGTAGGATCTGCAACTGCGACGACGTCGTCGCGAACCGCGTGTCGGCCTCCTTCTGCAGCGCGATGTTGGCCTCGAACTGCTCGTTGCCGCTGGCGATCGCGTCCCGCAGCATGTCGCCCGCGCCTGCCACTGAGAGGAACGACCCGATCAGCCGTTGCCCCGCGAGGCCGAGCGCGTCGAGGATCTCGAAGCCCTGGTCGCCGGCGAGCCCGAGACCCTCGACGAAGAGGACGAACGCCTCGGCCGCGTCCTCCTTGAAGAGCGCGGCGAATTCCTCTACGGTCGTTCCCGCTACGGCCGCGAAAATCTCGAGTTCCGCCCCGCCCTCCACTACGGCCTTCTGCATCGCGATCAACGACTGCTGGATGGCCGTGCCGCCGCGCTCGGCCGGGACGCCCACCGAGGCGAAGGCGGCGCCGATGCCAAAGACCTCACCGGCCGTAAGGCCCGCGATCTTTCCCGCGCCCGCGATGCGAAGGCCGAAGTCGACGATCCGCGACTCGGTCGTGGCGAAGGTGTTGCCGAGCCCGACGATCGCGGACCCGAGGTTCTCGACCCGACCCTGCGGGATCTGCAGGATATTGGCGAACTGGGCGAGCGAGATAGCGGCCGACTCGGCCGTGAGATCGGTCGTGACGGCCAACTTGGCGATCGTCTCCTCGAACTTCACGACATTCTCGACGCCGCGTACCCCGAGTTGCCCGGCCAGCTCGCCGATCCGGTTCAGCTCGTTGGCCGTGACCGGGATCTCGAGCGCGAGATCCCGGTTCGCTCGCGCGAGCGAGTCGAACTGATCTTCCGTGAGGTCCATCGTCTTGCGGATGCCGGCGAAGGAGGACTCGAACGCGATCGCCGCGCCGACGGTCGACGCTTGCAGCCCGACGACCGACCGGGACATCACCGAGATACCGAGCTGGACCCCGACGAGCGCCGCGCCGAAGCGGAGGGCCTGAGTCGTCGAGATCCGGAACGAGGGCGCGACGCCCTTGACTTTGTTCGACATCCCGGTCGTGGACCGCTCGATCTTGCCGGCGTCGCGTACGTACTGGCTGACGCCCTCGACGGACGCCCGGACACCCACCTTCTCGAAGGGCACGGGCTACCTCCGCCTTCGTCGCCGCGGCTGCGAGCGCGCGGCTGCGGCCCGGTCCTTCGACGCCTGCGTGACGGCATCGTTCGAGTGGCTCTCGACCATGCGGTCGAGTCGGTAGTGGGCTACGCCGTGGACGCGATCGACGCGATCGAGGGCGCGCCAGTCGTGCCAGCGATACCTGCCCCACTTCGCCGCGTGGCGCTCCTCATACTCCGAGACCATCCCCGGGATCGGCGGTCGATACCGGATCCCCGTCGAGACTCCGTTCCGAATCGTCAGCGACTCGATCGGCCTCCCGTCGCGCTGAACTGAGAAACGAGGCAATCGCTTGTGCGATCTCGGCCTCCAACAGTCCCGCCCGCACCAGGGCGTTGTACGTCGTGCGCGACAGGTCTTGCGGCGTGCGCAGGGCGTAGAGGTGAAGCCAGTTGAGGTAGCGGATGGCGTCGTTCGAGACGTCGACCTTAAGGTCGCCCACCTCGAGCTGGTCGATCCATCCGGCATCCTCCGGCCGGCACCACCCGTCGGGGACTCTCTCGCAGCTCGTCCCCATGACGAGGGCGATGTCGACGCCGGCGCGGTAGACGCGTGTATCGCGCTCGGCGACCTCCGCGACGTAGTCGGGGTCGAGCGGGTTCTCCTCGTCGCGATCGCGGCTCTCGATGCGGACAACTGGCACCACGGGGACGGGCACCGCGAGATCGGCCTGACGGAGAGCGAGCGGCGGTACGTCGCGAAGCGCGAGGATGATCCCGGAGGAGAGTTCGATCTCCCCCTTGAGATACTCCTCGGCCGCCTCGCGCCCCGACTCCACGGCCTCGGAGGCCGCCTCGGTCGCCTGGCGCGCCTCCGCCGCCTCGTCTCGTCGCTCCACCTCGGGCTCCCTCGCTACGCGGCCTTGACGAGGAAGCCGTCGGCGGCGTCGTCCGCGAGCCCGGCGCCGAACACGACGTTCACGTCCCTCGGCGAGTGAGCATTCAGTGCACGCATGAGCGACCGATGCAAGGGCGT